GCGCCCAGGTCAGGTTTCCGTCCTGGCCGAGGCTCTTGGTGTAGGCGTGGATTTCGGTGATCATGGCCCCTTCCGGAACCTTGACCATACGCACGGTCGTGCCGTTCCATTCGGTGCCGTCGGTCGTGTAGTTGGCCGAGCGGCACAGCACTTCGCCGGGGCGGCGCCCTTCCAGGGCCAGGCCGGCGGCGGTCGTCTGCTCCAGCAGGGTGGCGTTGTTGGCGTAGGGCTTGGCGGCCTGCGAGGACGCAGCCGCGGCCAGAACAAGGACCAGCGCGGCGATAAACACGCCGATGGTCTTCAGGTACTTCATGGCTTCGCTCCTTGGTCTTTCGTTTCCCCGGGGGCCGTCGTGACCCCCGGGGGTTGAGTCGTCAGGTCAGGTCAGCGCGCCCAGCTCTAGGCGTTGGGGTTGGCGCAGTAGGTGTCCACGGCGATCACGCCGAACGCCTTGTCGTCGAAGACGCACTTCTTCACGGCGCAGATGGTGCCGGCCGTGATGACGGGCTTGTTGCCGCGGTCGTCGGTCTCCTCGTTCCAGGAGTAGCGGTTCTTGGAACCGTCCCCGCCCCAGGCGATGACGCCGGCCTGGGCGCCTAGGAACAGGGCGCGCGCCGCCGGGAGGTTCGCCCCGACGCCGTAGTCGTCGAAGCGGATGATGTTGCGGTGCTCGTGCAGGATCACGCCGCCGTAGATGCCGAGCGCGTCCTGGAACACCGGGTTCTTCAGCCCGCGCTCCCCGGCGTTCTTCTGAATGTCCACCCAGTCGTTGGTCGTGGTGCTGGTCCGGAGCTGGTAGGCCTGGAAGGTGTGCATGGTCAGCACGAAGTGCTGCTTGCCGTTGAACATCAGCGGCTGGATCATCGGATCCGTGGTCTTGGACGCGGCCAGCAGCTTTTCCACGACCGTCAGGCTCATGGTGTCGGCGGCGGCCACGTCGGCCTTGGCCGTGGCATCGCCGCCGTAAAGCAGATGGTCGGCGTCGGGGGCTTCGAGGCTGTTGTTGGCGCGGCCGGTGAAGGCGAGGGAGACCTTGAAGGACGTGTCCACGCCGCGGGCGCCGGACAGGTACATGAAGACCTGCTCGTCGTACCACTCGCCGAACCACACCGCGAGGGCGTCCTTGCTCTCCTTGCGGATGTTGTAGAGCACCCGCTGCTCGGACATCTTGCCCTTGGACTTGGTGCCCTTCCTGATCTGGTCCACGAAAAGCGCGTCGGGGTGGAAGTTCAGGCCTTCCTCGGCGCTCGTCCCTTCGATGTCGTCGTCGCCCTCGATGCCTTCCCCGGACAGCTTCTCGCGCAGGCCGTAGGTGATCTTCTCACCGGCCTTCTTCGCGAGCTCCTTGAGCATCCGGATGCAGGCATCCTTGCCCGTGCCCATGAAGCGGTTGGTGTACTGGAACTTGGGCGCCTCGATGGCCAGCACCGGGCTCCACTGCTGGACAGCGAGTTCGCTGCCCCATGCAAAGGTGGTTTCGCTCATTGGTCTGCTCCTTTCCTGTCACGCCTTCGCGGCTAGAGCGCCCCGCGCAGGTAGGCTTCCATGTCCTTGGGGGAGAGCTTTGCCAGCTCGTCCTCGTTCAGGATGCGCCCGCCTTCTCCGGGGCCTTCGCCTCCGGACCGCGGGCTTGCGCCTAGGGCCGTGAAGCGCGCTTCGGGAATCTTGAGTTTCTTGAGGGCGTCGGCGACCGCCTCGGCCTTGGCCTTTTCCACGTCCTCCTTGGAGAACGCGGTCCCGGCCGCTGCGGGCTTGGCGGCTTCCGACGCGGACTTGAGCATGACCGCTGCCTTGCCGAGGTAGTTGCTGGTGAAGCCACCCTTGCCATCGGGGACGGCGATGGTGGCGTAAGGGTCGGTCAGCGGGGCGAGGAGCTCCGGGTCAAGCCCGGCACCCTTGGCCGCCTCGATCAGCGAAAGGGCAGCCCCGCTGTTCTCGTCGAACAGGCCGGGGACGATCTCCTCCATCTCGGAGAGACAGCCGCTGACGAAGGCGTCGGCCTGGGCCTTGAGCGCCCTGGACTCTTCCTGCCGCGCTTCGTGGTCGCGCCGCGTCTGCTCGACGCGGGTTGCATAGGTCTCGGCCAGGGCCACGGTGCTGATGTCGCTGGGCCCGAGGTCGCGGATGGAATCCCGCAAGCGCTGCCCCTCGGGGCTGTCGGCGCGGACCAGACCCTTGAGCATCGGGAACGACTGCTCGAAGGTGGCCACGTCGGCGCGCATGTCCTCGGGGATGGCGACTTTACGGACCGCCTGGGGCTGCGGCCGGGCCTGGGCCTGCTGCCGGAGCTGGTTGACCTCGGCCCGCAGGGCTTCGGCCTCGGACTCCTTGGCCTTGATCTTGGTCCGCGCCTCGTGCAGGGCGGCTAGGGGGACATAGCCCTCGGGCGGCTTGGCCCCTTCCTTCTCGCCCTCGGCCTTGGCCTTGGCGTCGCCTTCCGGCTTCGCCGCACCGTCCTCCGTCTTCTCGCCCTTGGTGCCTTCCGGAGGGGACGACTCCGCTTTCTGCTCCGTCCCTGGCGCGTCCTTGGGCTTCTCCTCGGGGGGCTCGACGCCGCGCAGTTCGTCCTCGGTCGGGGCGGTCTCGTCATCAAAGCCGACGATCTGGAAATCCAGGTCCTCGGCCGTGACGGTTGCCGTCTTCTCCCCGCCCTGGCCCTGCGCCGCGCTTTCCGCGCCCGCGCTGGCCGCTGCCGCTGCCTCGGTCGCCTTGACGGCGGCCTGGGCAGCCCCTGCCTGTTCGGTGGTGGTGGTGCCGGTGGTTCCAAGGGCTGTCGCTTCTCCGCTCATCGTGGTCTCCTTTTCCGCCCTGACCAGGGCGAACATCGGGTGGTGACGGGTCCCGAGCCCCGGAGTTATGTGCTGCGGCCGTGTCGCCGGCCGCGGGCGTACAAATGAAAAAGCCCCGCGGCGGAACGGCTTTCCGTTCCAACCAGCGGGGCCTTGCGGCGCGGCCGGGGTGCCTTGGCGCGGGACGCTTGTGCGCGCGGCGTCAGGCAGGCGGGGTCAGTTCAGGTTCGGTCCTAGATTTCCTCGCCGCGCTCGATCTTCTCGATCAGCCCGAGCAGCATCTTCAGCACGCGCTTGGCGGCCGTGAGCAGGAGTTGCATCTTGCGCTCGGGGGTCACTGGCTCGCCTTCGGCCCCAAGGCGTGGGGGACCACGATGCGCGGGCCGCTCGGGACCACGAGCCCGGAGCGCTCGACCTTCTTCCGCGTGGCGTCGGCGATCTGCTCGTCCACCGCCTTGACGCAGAGCGCCTGGCCCATGACCAGGATGTTCATGATCTCGGTCGCCGTCATGGCCGGGTCAGAGCTCATGAGCTCGCTGCGCCCGGAGGCGTAGATTCTGACCCCGACCTCGCCAAGGACCGTCTGGTCGGCCTTGGCACCGGCTTCCTCCTGCTCCCTGCGCTGCTCGCGCGCCGTCTTGCCGCTCATGCCCGGCTCTCCTTTGCAGCGCGCATCCGGCAGCGCTGCTCCTTCTCGGCCCACCACTCCGGACTGCCCGGAGGCGGGGTGTCGAACTTGATCTGGTCGAAATTCTCCGCAAACCGGCGGTCGGCGTCGGGCTGGTGCTCGTGCTCCCAGCACAGAAAGTTCCTGCCGTTCGGCAGGGGGCGATGCCCGCGGAACTCACGTTCGGCCTTGCGCTTGAACTCGGCTTCCTCGCGTCTGGTCATCGGTAGGTCTGCCTCCAATCGCGGTCCTGGCGCAGTTCGGCGGACGGGGACATCTCCGGCGCGACCGGCGCCGGGGCTCCCCGCGCTCCCTGCACCTTGAGGGCGGTCTCAACGCCCGACTTGAACGCGCCGATCTTGCCCTGCTCGTGGCGCGTCTCGGCGTCCAGCGCCTTGGCCCCGGCCTCGACGCCGCGGGTCTTGGTCCTGGCCAGAATCTCCTGGATCTCGGCCATGACCTTGGCCGCCTCGGCTTCGACCATGGTGGCCTCGGCATTGCGCAGGCGGGTTTCGTGCTGCTCCTGGGCCTGCTTCTTCGCCTGCTCGGCCTCGATGCGCTGGATCATCTCCTGCTTGATTTCTTCGGGGGACTTGTCCTCGTCGCCCGGACCCTCGCCGAACAGCGGCCTGATCTTGGCCATGATCTGGTCCTTGTTCGGGAGGTTCGAGATTTCGAACCACAAAAGGACCAGTTGCGGGATGACCTCGGGCGGGCTCTTCTTGATCGTCTCCATGAGCAGGTTCGCCGACTGCTCGCGGACCGTGTCCGTGTGCGGGGCCTCGCTGACGGTGATGTCGTACTTGCCCTGCGTCACGTCGTTCAGGACCGCCACGCCCTGGCCGGTCTGCACGCGCTGATTCAGGGTGACGTAGCGGTCGGCCTTGGTCACAGAGTCCGTGATGCGGAGAACCTTTTCGCCGCGCCAGTTGCCCTGGATTTCGAGACAGACCAAGCGCCCGAGAATGGTGGTCGAGCGGCGCAGGTTGTCGAACACGGAGGCGGTCACGGTCTCGGAGCGCTGCACGCGCTTGTCGATGGCGTTGCCGGACATGACCCGGGAGTTCTGCCCCAGGCGCTCGTCGTTCGCCCCGCTGATCTCCTGGATCTCGGCCTCGGCCATGT